GTACTGGGTACGGGTGCGATAATTTTCTTCACTCCTAACTCAATAAATGGATAGTGAAACGCATACCATAAAGCTTCTCTGTTAAATCGTCCGGTAATAGCAACGTGCATTTGAACACTTGCGCCATTAAAGCAGTTATATCCTGTAGCAGCTACAATTTCACCGTGAGATTCCAAGCCTATAAAAGTCATTCCAATAGGTGAGTATTCATCGCCATTGACTTCACAAAACCAAGTGCCTATGCGTTCTTGGTCATCTGTAAAGACTCGGATCATCTACTACCTTCAACTAATTGACCGTTTGGTAACGTTATAAAAGTATTTTTACGTTCTTCGTTAGCAAAATAATCACTTAAATCTTTAACTGATCTATTTTCTAAATTTAATTCAGAAGGTTGAAAATTCCATCTATCTTTACCGCCAGATTGCCATTGCCCTCCTTGAATATCGGGTGCTGAATAAGATGACCCGCTACTAAAGGTACTATGGTTAGGCATTTTAAATTCATCAGTTAAATGCATCCCTGAGCCTTGTGCAGACGCATAAGGTGCAGGCGCTTGAGGTTGACCATATTTAGCTAAATACGCTTGCATATCGTAACCTTCATTATTATTTTCAGGCATTTGTCTTAATAACTGAGCTAATCTAACTGCGTCCATTACAACACTCCTCCAGCTTCAAATACATAATCAGTTGCGTAATACCTGACATCCGCAGCAGAACTGCTAGTTTTAACCCTAAAAGCTCCGTAATGACCCATTCCTGTAGCCATTTGCCATCTGGCAAAAGGAATAATTTCCGTCGCCCAAGTAACTTGATCCCATTTACTTTGATCCCAAACACCGCTTGAAGGAATTACAGTTACTTGAGGATTACTAGGAGCTGCACTTTGGTCAAAATCAAGGTTCATTTGATTGGTGATACCAAAAGAGTTGGTATATCCCATTGACACTCTCGCCATCGTCCAACGCTTAATTTGACTGCGTGAACCAAAAGCACTAAACGCAGGTAATAAATCCGTTACGATAGGTTGACCATTATCTGAATAGGTATCCCACGCTTTACAAACTTTCCCTGTTGTTCCAAAATAAATATCTTCATTAGCAAAACACCAACATTGTGCAGGGATATTAGTCCATCTTGCCCAACCGCCTGAAATTGTATTCATAACGTACTGATAACTTTCAGTAGCGTTAATAGGGATATTAACAAGAAGCATATTTTGTGGAGGGTAGAGAAGTATATCCCATCCATAATTGCTTGCGTAAGTAGTAGTATCTGCGGCTAATTGATTCTGAATCTTATCAGTTATCATCAAATGCGTACTAACTCGGCTAGACATTAACGCTTTAGATAAAGGAATAAGTCCATCTTTACCTAATAAAAGAACATCACCACCGTATTTGCATGTGCAACGCTCACCTACTGGCGATCCTACTAAATAAACGCCTATTAACGCCCAATCATTAGCGCTAGAAGGGTCTGTTCCTTTATAAACTGCTATCTGACCAGAAGTTGTAATAACGACAAAATAATCGTCCATGCCGTATCCAGCATCTAACGACCAAGTATCTATACGAGCTATTGAACCTCCAAATTCAAAGATAGGCCCGAAATCAAACATTGAGGCTGCGCCAGAAATAGCATCAGTATCTAAATACCAACATTTTAACGATTCCTTTTGAATAAACCAATTACGCCTTTTATGCGTATGAACATCAATTAAACTGGTAGTTGCAATGCCTGTAATAGCATAAGGAGTAGATACGCCTGTAACTGTGTACCATGTAGTACCGTCATAGATACGCATGGAATCTAAACCATTAACAGCTAGTAAAAATGATCCCCCTGAAGTAGCAAATTGAGCGTGATACCATTTAGCATTAGTTAATCCAGTAACAACTGCCGATCCTACAGCGCCTTGAGAAGTTGCATTATAGATAGCACAAGTTCCTGAATTATTACTGACCGCAAAAAGCTGTTCAGTTCCGTTAGGTGCATCATAATCTAATAATGATTGAACAACGCCAGGTATTCCGGTAGCCCAATCTGAATATCCTTTTCTCGATCTTAGTTCAGTAGGTGTGCAAAACCAATTATCTAATACTACTGCATCAGTAGGTTTCATTTCTGCTAAAGGGTCGCGAGAGTTCCAACCGCCAATAGGTGCAGTAACAGTTATTGTTCTCGAAGTTTGGCGTTTGGGTCTTAACATTTATATAACCTTAATTAACATGCTTTTGCAATAACCCTAACTTGTAGAGTTCCCAAAACCCGTATCCGGTATATTGTTCTGTGTAAGTAGGATATTTGGATAACGGGGGGCGAGTGATAAAGTATCTGCACCTGATTCAGAAGCTTTCCATTTATCTAATTCACGGGTGTAATCTTGAAGCACCGCTGACGTATCAAACCCTTTAATTTCAAAAAGTTTAAGTTTAGTGCCTAATGTTAAAACACGGTCTGTAAATCGGCTGGTATCCGTATCAGCAGTAAATTTAGATTTATAAGTTCCATTAGCATCAATAACCCATCCATTAGATACATATTCAAACCCTAACACCAATGTAGCAGTTGGCATTGGCCATAAAGTAAACTTATCCCCCATCATGCGGAAACGCATACGAGGGCCAGTTGTTACATAACTAGCTTTAAGCCATTGCCATTCCTGAGCATCTTTAGGGCCGATAATTGACCATCGATTAGATTTATTGTATTGAGTCTTATCCACCATACGAGCGTAATCGCTCGGCATATCATATTTGGCTTGACCAAAAGTGATAGTGATTCCGGTAGCAGTTTCGGTAGATGGGATAGACATTTCAGCAGTTGTAGTACCAACAGAAGTCAGAAAACTGTCTTGTTGAATACCCGTGCCAGTTGCCATAAATTCAGTTGATAATCCTACTACTGAACTTAAATTACTAATTGTTGATGATCCAGCCGTTACATCACCAGTATATTGATAGAATACCGTTTCAAATCGATATTCCGCTGCAAGAGTTTGCCAATCCCTATCAGTTGATAAGGTATCCCCCGTTCGGTTCATCAATGCCATTATTTGAAGCACTTGGGGATCAGTTGAAGTAGCAACAACAGTAGGGACGGGCAACCCTAGTTCTAAACAGACATCTTGGACGTTCGATAAAAGGGTTGCCATATTTTATGTTCCTATGATATTGGTACTTCTTCTACAGCAGCGGTGTCAATTTCAGTAGCTTCAGTGCTTTTTCGAGTGCGTTTAGGCTTCTCAATATTCATTGAAGTCATCAAAAGCTTCATTTGTTCTTGAAGTTCTGCTATTTGGTCGTTTTGTTGCTGAATTATAACATCAGCATCAATTTTACCCCTATTTAAAAAAGCTTGTGCTTTTGTTCTTAATTGCATACCACCCATCATTCTAGCAAAAGCTGAATCCGGTGCGCTTGCAACTTGTTCTATAAATCTGAAGCCTTGATAGGCTAATTCATGTCGCAATGATTCGGATATTTCTAACCATTCAACCATTGGCGTTCCTTTTATGTCTTTAAGTCCTTTATAAGCGTCCCATTGCCTTGCAAATCTCCGTTTGTGTGAATCTTCAACCATTGTATCAATAGTTAATGATTTATCACCTGGCACTCCGATTCTGATAAAATCTTCTTCTTTACCTTCGAAAATACCTTCATAAAACGATACATCTAAATACGCATCGCCACCTATATCACCTACATAACTAATATCATCTGCCATTTTTAAAGCGTCCCGTTTAGGAGTTAAAATAGGAGGGCTAGTTTTAGCCCTCCCTTTATTACATCAGATTATGATACTTGGCCTTGATGGAAAGGTCTGTTAATAACAATCAAACCTAAGCCAGTTGAAGGAGTACCAGTTGTAACGCTGACTTTAGCATTGAGGATTTGCTCACCATTAACAGCAGCATCATCAACAGAGCCAGGAGTTGCAGCCAATGAAAACACATCAGCTCCAGCAGTCATAGCATTTGGGGCTTTAACAGCCGCAACACCAGCTATTTGATACCAACCATATTGGCTGGCAACGTTAGCTGACATAGCAACAGCAACAGGGCCTACACCGCCAGTAGCAGGTGATAAAGCAGTAGTCGCTAAGTAACTATCGTAATCAACCATTGAGCCTACAGCAGTAGACGCAACGCCTTTTAGATAGATAAATTCACCAGCACCATAAGTAGAATCTTCAGCTCGGACAATAGTACCAAGTTGATGATTTTGAGTAGTGTCGGTTACTGCGATAGGTTGTGCGCCTATCAAAGGATCAGTAATTTTATAAGCCATTTGAGTTAAACCTTCTGATTACAGAGTTGAGAAAGTAGCGTTGAATTGAGCGCCTGAGCAAGTTAATGCGCCAGAGAAGCCAATTAAACGAACGATTGCATCTTGGTTTACCGCTTGGCGATCACCACCGATAGGAACAAAGTTGCGGTCTTTGTGTGGACGGAAATAAACATATTTAGTGTTTATGAAGTCCATACGAGTTGCAGTTTGGTTTCCACCGATACCACCACCCAGTACAACGTCAGCAGAACCAGCACCGCCATAGAATTTCAATGCACTGAAACCAGCTGCACCTAATTTATCGTCAGTGATACGTTGAATAGCTTGTAAAGATGACAAGTAAACAGAGTATGCAGTTGAACCAGCATAGATCAAGTCAACATGGTCAGTACCACGAACAACAGATAATGCTACAGTGTTCATGCTGTTTTGGATGTTAGCAGCAGTAGCGCCTGTGCCAGCCAAACCAGTAGAAGTGTATGCACCATTGCGCCAGAAAGCCCAAGTAGCACGATCAATACCACCGTAAGTACCAGTAGTAGGAGTAGTGCTAATCATAGCAGCTAAACCGACTAAGTTTTTACCAGCATTACCAGTTCCATCACCATGTAAATCAGTGTCAATTTTGTTGCATAAGCGAGCTTCAGCAATTTCAACACGAGTTGCAAGCAATTCAATCATTTGCTCTTTACCGCTGTTTTGTAACATTTCAGGGCCTGAAATAGTTACTGCATCGGCATAGTGCTTTAAGTTAAATTGAGCAGCACTGATAGGACTGTCAGGTGAAATATTAATAGTTTCATAACCGGAGTATGAAGCTGCATAGTTTGTATTAGGGTCGTTATAAAACAATTCTTGTAAAATTGTTGAACCACCAGAAATAGTTTTGATATTCCCACGCTCTGACAACCTCATCAATAAAGCGTTGTTGTTAGACAAGTTGTTTTGAGCCGATTTAGTACGGGATTCAATGGTTGTAGCGATAATATCGCTGATTGCACTGTTGGCGAAAGCCATAATAGTATTCCTCTAAAAAATTATAAACCGTGTAAGCGCATGGCTTGACGAACGGCATCTTCAGTTGATGCAGGTGTAACTGATCGAGTCACTCCAGCAGGAGCGCCTTTTACAGATACGGCTGCGGCCTTTGCAGCCTGAGCTGCTTGATTTGCCTGT